CGGGGTATCTTCATGTTCAGCACCTCTTTGGGGCTGTATGCGCGTTTCAATCTCATGCCTGCACCCTCCTCAGCTTTTCTATTTCCGTGTATACCCTTCGGAGTCCGCCTCCGGTGGCGTTCACTATCCTTGAAATGTCCGAGCCTTCGGGCGCGTTCACCTTGGCCACGATGGCGGCCTGTGCCTTCAGGAACTTCTCGCGCTCCCTTGCGTCATCGGGTGTGACCTTGCTGTACGTGTCACCGTAGCGGCTCAGCATTTCTGTATATCCCACTTTCTTGCCCTCAATGGCACGGTTTATCTTTTCCTTCAGGCCGTCCGCACCCATCATGTACCAGGCGCAGCAGCGTTCCGTGGCGTTCCACAGGGCCTTCAGTTCCAGGAAGGCTTCATATTGCAGGTCGCCGGCCTCGTCCAGCACGACCAAAGGCGTGTCTATCGTCCGCAGGTAGGCCACAAGGTCTTCGTACACGTCCGAATACCGTCCGTAACTGCCCACACCGAATTCCTTGGCGATGTAGCGTATCAGCTTCAGCTTGGTCTTCACCTGTGAGCAATCTACGTACACGGCATTTTTGTGCTGTTTCACGTATGCCTTGGCCGTGAAGGTCTTGCCGATGTTCGGCATGTCACACAGGATGGCAGAGAGACCGCTGTCCTGACATGCCTCCAACTGCTTGCTGATGAACACATAGGTCGGCGTCTTGGCGACCGTCCAGGGCATTTCCTCTCTCAACTGAACGCCCAGCCTCCGGGCGATGCCTATCCAGTTGGCGTCGCTCACCTGGCGGTCGTAGTTCCCTTTCTTGATTGCGTTGTACACGCTTGCCGCTATGCCCAGTGCCGTCGCGTGGCGGTTGTCGCTGGGATAATTCTCACGGTCGGCGGCTATCGCCCCCGCAATCCGTTGTTTCACTTCATTCGTTATTTCCATTTTAATGCTGTTTTTAATGTCGTTCTAATGTCGTTAGATTTTGGCCACGGCCTCGGCTTCGTAGTGGGCCACGTCCAGATAGGCTGAATAATCGTCCTCCTCCGTATGGGGTTGCATTTCCACGGCCTCGGCCTTGATGCCGGTTATTGCCTTCGATTCTTCCTTATTCAATATGCCGACTCTTCTTATCTTGCCGTCCTTCATCATCTTATCAAACCTGGCCACGTATTTTGCCTGTTCGGTATAGGCGGCCTTGTCGGCTTCGGTCTGTTCAGCTGTCGCCTCGTTGTAGCGCGTTACGGGCTTGCAGGTGGCGATATAACGTCCATGCTGGTAGATGTACACCTCGCAGATGTTTCCGTCCGTGTCTGGCAGGTAATAAGCTTCCACCTTGTAGTTCCTCGGCTCCAGCCTGGCGATGATTTCAGGGTCGGGCAGGCTGAAGTTCTTGTACTGCACCGAGAAATAGCTGTTGTTGCGGATGGTGGTGTCGGTGCGAAAGCCGATGTAGCGGTAAAGCAGGGCTTTGTCCCACGGGGCGAGATCCGGGTTCTGACGGGCGCAGAGCACGTCCCAGCGTGTCATGCCGGGGTATTTTTTCTGGTTCGGGTGCAGCTGGCCGTTATACTCGCCGATGGCGCGTATGTCGTCGGCCACAAGCTCGTCATAGGTGTAACTCTTCACCTTGTAGGTGTTGTTCTTTTCATCGTACACTTTTTCCTCTTTCGGGCGGTTGGCCTCCAGCTTGGCATACCATCGTCCGATGCCCACCTGAGTACGCTTTTCCACACCGTACTTTTTCGCCCGGTTGAAGTGCTCGGCGCGTTTCTCGCGTGAGTTGCCGGGGTTACACCAGCGTATCAGGGGAAACACCGTGCCGGCCTGCATTAGACCGTCGGCGAAGTCGCTGACCAGGTGGTGCTCCACCTCCAGCTCGGCAGGGATATACATGCCGTTCCGGTCAAGGGTCTGGAACATGTTCCTCATGCAGTCAAGGAACAGCTCGGCGGTCTTCAGCCGGTTGTAGGCATAACCCACCACCGCGCCGCTCACCACATCATAGGCGTAATAGGCTTTCACCCTGTTGCCGTCCTTCATCGGTCGCGGCAGGTCGCGGTCGTCGAGCGAAATCTTGCTCAGCGAATATTCTCCCACATGGCGCAGGTGATACGGACGGTAGGCGTTGTTGAAGTCCCACTGGCTCATGTGCAGCTTCGCGCGCAGGGCCTTGTTCTTGGGGTTGTTCAGATAGGCCGCCACCGTGGCGGGGCTGAGCACTATCGGGTTGCCGTCCTTGTCCGTGAAGTCTGCCGGGTTGAGCACCTCGCCCGTTTCCGGATCGAAGAGTTCCAGGTCTCCCTGCACGAACATATTGTATTGTTCCCATACCGTGGTGTTAAACGGTTGTTCCGGCTGGCCATCGATGGCCATAAGCAGCCGTTCGATGCCATAGGTCACCTTCCTGCGGTTCTGGTTCATGAACTTCCCGCTGATCAGGCTTTCATACCCGCGTGCCTTGAAGTCCCACACGCGTTTCTTGAAGCGGTTGGCGCTGGTCGGCAGCGTGTGCCCGAACTCCGACTGGTAGTAGCTGATGGCACCGGCCATCTCTCCCCAGTTCACCGGACCGCCCTTCATCGCCTTGCGCATCAGCACCGTGTCGGCCATCACCGCCAGCACGCTCTCTATCACCGAAGCGTTCACTGTGTACTCCTGTATGTGTTCAGGCGGCAGCGCATCGCCGTTGTCAAAGCGAAACTTCGTGTAGAACTCCCGCGCCTTCGCGTCGATGCGGAAGTGGGTGCCGAACCAGTTTTTCAGAATATCCTCTTTCATATCTCCGTACTTTAGTTTGATTTTCTCTTGGAAACGCAGGGGCATCGTGGCTATTTCAACAAGAACATAGCCGCCTAATCCTCTGCCTGAACGTATTATGTGGATTTGTTTTCTTGCCGCCAGCTGCTTGTAGTTAGACTCTGACATGATTGGAGCGAGTTCTTCTTCGGAAAGAGTTGACGGATGCACGCCTTTCAATGTCCGGCTCCTGCTGTAGTCGGCTTTCCCGTTAATAATGACGGGTCGGTCGTCATAAGTCAGGTCGTGGTGCGATATGCACAATATTTTTCCGAAATACTCCATTGTTCACCCGTTTACAGTGCGGCCGCCATCTGCTCCGTTTCGTATTGTAGCTGCATGAGGTCACAAAGATCCATGTCCTCATAGCTCTCTTTCAGCCGTCCATCCACAAAAACCGACACGTTTCCTGTACCTCTGTATGCCACCAGTTTCACCCTCGGCCCGAAGGCCTGGGTCATGGTCTTTTCAACCTCCTCATGCGTGGTCTCGCACTTCGGCACATAGCTGTCCGTCAGCTTGCCGCCGCGTTTCAGGGCAAGCTGGCGTATCTTCCGCGCCTGTTCGCTGTCGCGCTTGAAGTTCAACGCCTGCCATACGGCCTGACGCGAACATCCGAAAGCCTTCATCAGAAAGGTCTTGGTTTCGTTGTCTGTCAAAATCTGCTTTCTCATTTGTCAATATGTTGTTTTGTTGTTATCTTTGGCGAAAATTTAAATTGTAAACATGGGATATTCTACAGAAGATCTTGTCCAGCTTGAGGCTCGTATCTATGCGATCGAGCGCTACATCCAAGAACATGATCCAGAAGGGGGTTGGTTCTTAAGCCAAGAGTTTCACAAATACACAACAGTCGCCGCATCTCGTCATGGTGATCCTGATATAATGAATCGAATGATTCACAATAAAGAACGGTTCGAGGATCTGTGCCGGGAACAGGGTATTGAGATAAAGCAGCCCTGAACTCCGGCTTCATCATGTCCTGCAAATACTCGCTGGACAGCTTGTTCCTTTTTTCAATGTAGCGTTCCGTTACCACGCGGCAACGTTCGTCTATCATCTCTTGAAGTAATGATCGCTCCTGCCGGCCCAGCGAGCCCGGCTTCTGGCTTTCCTGGTGGGGCGAGACTTGTGTCCTTTTCTCCGAGCAGGAAAGGATAGATGCCCATGTCTCCCGGCTCAGGCTACCAAAAGGAATGCTGCTTACAAATACCGGTCGTTTGCCTTTTTTGTCTTTCGGGGCTCCAAACTGAAGGGTGCCTGCCGCCAGTTTCTTGTAGAGGACTTCTCCAAGGATTCCTTTCAGAGTTTCCACTTTGATGGTCAATTCATAATCGTTCATAATAGTTTGTTATTAATCAGTTAAACTTCGTGGGGCGCGGGGAATCGAACCCCGGTGACCGTAGCCTCGCCTGCCGCCCCTTGCCCGTCTTTCCGGGCCGTCAGTTGTCCGGCAATCTTCTTACCGTATTTGTCTTTTGTATGCCAGACACCGACATGTCCATAATCGTCCTGCCTTGACTTACCCTGTATTTTCATGGCATTGCCCCGGATTGTCCAATTGCAATCGTATGGGCAGCTTTCCACATATCCCTTTATGATGTCCTTCACATGAGCGAGCGTGTATTTCTTGAATTCCCAGCGGCACACCCTGCCGTCCGTGGCCGTCAGCATAACCGCCCAGACATCATTCCTGCATATCGTTGTGTTCATTGTTCAGTTCCTCCATCTTTTATGCGGTACAGCATAGAGCGGAATTCCTTTATTGTTTCCTGCTTTACCTCCAGTTCCAGTAGGTGGGCGGTGTTGAAAGAGGCATTCGTATTGTGGCTTTGTATCGGGCCAAACACAAGGTCGTCCGTGAAATGCTCCACCGTGTGGTTCAGCCAGCCGAGCGTTTCACACAAGCTCCCACCGCACACCACTTTTTGAAGCTCTCGGTATATCTTCAGCCGCAGCTGCACTTTGTACATGTCCTCCGAGTGCCAACAGAAGAAGTGTTCATAGTCCTCGTTCATGTCCCTGGCGTACTCGTCGGCTTCTTCCACGCAGTGGCTTATCCGTGCCTTGACCTGGCTGACAATCATGGCCAGGCATTCCTTTGCTTCGTTTTTCGTTTCTTCGTTCATATTCTTTAATTTCTAAAATCCGTTAATCTCGCGCCAATTTCGTATCTTTGGCCGCTGTTTACTTCTTAAACACGCTGCAAATATAGGACAAAATTTTAACCCAACAAAGAAAATGGAAGATATTTCAACTATAAAAGGTAGAATTTTAACTTATTTAAAAGTCCGTGGAATTAAAAAAACAGACTTCTATCATGCAACAGGGCTGTCTGATAGCAATTTTAAAGGGAAGAATCGGCTTAGTCAACCGGGTGGAGATATGATAGTCAAAATTTTAACTACATATCCGGAAATATCTACAGATTGGCTCGTCATGGGTAGGGGAGAAATGCTAACAGGCGATGAAAATGAAAAACTTCAAAGGCCGACAGAACCTGCTCATCATGCTCCAGAAGGAAGTCATGAGGGAATTCCCCTTATCCCACTAAGTGCTATGGCCGGAGTTTTTACAGGTTGTGATGATGGCGTCATGGAGTTCGAATGTGAACGATATGTAATTCCGGCCTTCAAAGGTGCTGACTTTCTTATTCAGGTCAAAGGGGATTCTATGCAACCAACTTATTATTCCGGCGACCTTGTAGCCTGCCAGCGAGTTTCTCTCAATGATTTGTTCTTTCAGTGGAACAAGACCTACGTACTCGACACTACGCAAGGGCCTTTAATTAAACGTATCATGCCTGGATCTGACAGCAGCCATGTACTTATTGTATCAGATAACGACAGCTATCCTCCATTTGAGCTATCGAAAAGCCAGTTCCACGGTGTCGCCCTCGTGCGTGGTCTTGTCCGCCTCGAATAACTGCACACCCGGCACAATACAGACGCACGCACACCCATTTTAGGCTCATTGGGACATGAAAACTGACGGAAATTGCTATTTATCAGGCATATCCAGCTATATATAATTAAGGAGTAAGCACGAAACAAGTGCCGTTTTTCCTCTCTGAAAACGTGGAAAAACGGCACTTGTTTGCATTTCGGTATAAGTTTCATATTTCTGGCGTACACTCAAAAAAGCTGTTTTGTAACCCCTAATGTAACCCCTAACTTCATAAATATGTAACCCCTAATTGTAACCCCAACTGTAACCCCTAATCAAAACGGACACAAAAAAGGGGGCATCGCGCCCCCTCATTCAGCATTCAAGGAAATAACGTCCGAAAGCCTCTCTAACGACGTTATTTTATCGTTCTAACCACCAGTTTTCCCGCCGCCTGAAATAAGCGTAGACTGCTTTATAATAGCCTTTTTCGTGCATACTGTGCCATTTCCGGACAGCCCAGCATGAAGCAGGTAGTTCTTCGTCACTCCCACCTGTTCTGCCGTCAGAACCGTATAAACGGCCGAAATGGAGCTGAAATACCAGCCTTTCTGCCTTGTCCCGTCTATGTTATGCAATAAATGCACATGGATAACCTTTGCCATATCGTATGATTTTCAGGTGCAAATATACCAAATAATCATTATTTAGAAGAAAACAGATAAAGATAATATGAAAAACAAGGAAATAAGAGATAAGCCAAAACAATGCCAGAAAAAGCCGTTTATTCAGCCTGCCATTGCGACAATGTATAAAAACAAGACAAAATCACCCGATAAATCCCCACAAAATGTTCTGTCAATGTTCTATTAATGTAAAAAAAAGAACGCTTCGAATTATTCAGCCCTTTATGGTCATTCCGATGTAACTTGCTATTAATAAACGAGTTCCGTTACTTTTTACACCAACCCAAGAAAACCGCTTCGTTCTGCCCCCCATAACTATGATACGAAAGTTTGATTTTCTCGTTATCGGCTCGGGCATAGCCGGAATGAGTTTTGCGTTGAAAGTGGCACACAAAGGTTCGGTCGCTTTAATCTGCAAGGCCGGACTTGAAGAAGCTAACACTTACTTTGCCCAAGGGGGGATCGCTTCGGTAACCAACCTGAAAGTAGACAATTTTGAAAAACATATCCACGACACGATGGTGGCAGGCGACTGGATTAGCGACCCGGCGGCGGTTGAGAAAGTGGTGCGGAACGCCCCTGCACAAATAGAGGAACTGATCAAATGGGGCGTTAATTTCGATAAAAAAGAAAACGGAGAGTTTGACCTGCACAAGGAAGGGGGACATTCTGAATTCCGTATTCTCCATCACAAAGACAATACAGGAGCCGAAATACAGACAAGCCTGATAGAAGAAGTAAAACGGCATCCTAACATCACGGTATTCACCAATTTCTATGCCGTAGAAATCATCACCCAGCATCATCTCGGAATCATCGTCACCCGCCACACGCCGGGAATCAAATGCTACGGCGCATACGTGCTGAACGAAGCAACCGGCGAGGTAGACACTTTCTTGTCGAAAGTAACGGTTATGGCAACCGGAGGGTGCGAGGCTGTTTACAACCATACGACCAACCCGCTGGTAGCCACCGGCGACGGAATCGCCATGGTATACCGTGCCAAAGGCATGGTGAAAGACATGGAATTCATCCAATTCCATCCCACCGCCCTTTACCATCCGGGCGACCGCCCCAGCTTCCTGATCACCGAGGCAATGAGAGGATACGGGGCCGTGCTCCGCAACCTGGCAGGCGAAGAGTTCATGCAGAAATATGATCCCCGGCTGTCGCTGGCGCCGAGAGATATCGTGGCACGCGCCATCGACAGCGAAATGAAGCAAAGGGGAGAAGACCACGTATATCTTGATGTCACTCACAAAGATCCGGAGGAAACAAAGAAACATTTCCCGAACATCTATAAAAAATGCCTCAGTCTGGGAATAGATATCACGAAAGACTATATTCCTGTAGCTCCCGCAGCCCACTATCTGTGCGGAGGAATCAAGGTTGACCTCGACGGGCAGTCAAGCATCAAACGGCTGTATGCGCTCGGAGAATGCTCTTGCACAGGTCTGCACGGAGGAAACCGCCTCGCCTCAAACTCTCTGATCGAGGCTATCGTTTATGCCGACTCCGCAGCAAAACACGCGCTGAGCGTACTGGACAGATATGACTTCAACGAAGACATTCCGGAATGGAATGCAGACGGAACGATGAATAACGAAGAACGCATCCTTATCACTCAGAGCATGAAAGAAGTCAATCAGATCATGGAATCGTATGTGGGCATCGTGCGGAGCAATCTCCGCCTGGTAAGGGCCTGGAACCGTCTGGATATCCTCTATGAAGAAACGGAACGCCTGTTTAAACGTGTAAAGGCTTCGCGAGAAATCTGCGAACTGCGCAACATGATCAACGTGGGCTATCTGATTACCCGCCAGGCCATGGAACGCAAGGAGAGCCGCGGCCTTCACTACACGATCGATTATCCGCACCATATAAGCCGTGAGGAAAAAGCGGAAAAATCACTCTGACAACAACAAAGGCGCAGACGGAATTATTTTTTCGTCTGCGCCTTTGTCGTTGTCAATCGTTTTTTGCACAGCACACGTTATTCTCCCCAGTGGACTTCCGCTTCACGCTTTTCCCGTTCAACAACTTCTTTTGCCTTCCGGGCATACACAATCAAACGGAATGAACGGTCGTATGTCAGATAGCTCCACATCCAATTGAGCAGTACATTGATTTTGTTTCTGACTCCCAAGATAGAACGTAAATGAACAACCAGCCACAAGAACCAGGCAAACCAGCCTTGTGTCTTTACCTTGCTGAATTCGGCCACCGCCTTATTGCGTCCCACCGTAGCCATTGAACCAAGATTACGATAGCGGAACGGCTTCAATTCTTGCCCGGCTTCCATACGCTTCAAATTATCCGCAAGCAGTTTTCCCTGCTGGATAGCCACCTGAGCAAGCTGAGGATGCCCGTTAGGGTATTCAGAATCACCGTTCAGCATTATACACTGATCTCCTATGCAAAATACGTTGGGCAAGCCTTCAACCCGATTGAAGGCATCTACTTTAATTCGTCCGCCTCTCCCTATTGAAGTTTCAGGAATATTGCCTATGCTATTGGCGCGCACACCGCTCACCCAAATAAATGTACGGGTAGGTATGGAAGTTCCGTCTTCCAGCAAAACTTCATGATCCTGATAGTCGAGCACTTTCTTTTCTAAGCAGACATTCACTCCCATTTCCTGAAGAAACTCTGCTGCTTTTCTGGAGGAGTCCATCGACATTCCCGACAACAATCTATCCGTGGCTTCTATCAAATAAATCTGAAGAAGATTATTATCCATATCCGGATAATCCTTTGGAAGGACGTAGTGCTTCATTTCGGCCAATGCTCCGGCAATTTCTACACCAGTGGCACCTCCTCCAACAACAACGATGTTCAGCAGCTCTCTCCGCTCCTGCTCGGTTGCACAAGTGACAGAACGCTCAAAGTTACTCAACAAGGCATTGCGCAGTCCCATAGCCTCCGACAAAGTCTTCATCGGAATCGCTTCTTCCTCGATGTGCTTGTTGCCGAAGAAATTTGAAGTAGTGCCGGCAGCCAAAATCAAATAATCGTATTCAACTTTACCTATCGATGTCTGAAGAATATTCCGGTCAGGATAAATGAAGCGTGCTTCACCCATACGGAAATAGACATCTTTTTTCTTCTTGCTGAAAATTTTACGGAATGGAAAAGAAATCGAACTAGGTTCAAGTCCGGCGGAAGCTACCTGATAAATCAATGGAGGAAATTGATGATAATTGTTTTTATCAACCAAAATTACCTGAAAATCTGAACCCGAAAGTTCGTTTGCCAACTTCAAACCACCAAATCCACCTCCAACAATCACTACTCTTTTTTTTCCGCTTTCTTTTGCAATGTTAAAACTCATACCTATTCTATTTTTGTGTTATTTTCCACTGCGAAGTTAAGGGGTTTCAAGTATAAAAAAAATTTTTATTATGCTTTTCAGCAGGAAAAAAGGCAAAAAATGGGTCTTTGAAACAAAAACTTAATAGCATACTCCCATTTTGCAAACTGAAGCTGATAATTTGAAAAAGAGGACAACGGAATCACCTATACAAAAATCTATTCTGAAGCAGGCACTCCTGTCCTCCACTGCACAAATCGAGTAGGAGGTAAATACTAATCATAGGCATTTATCTCCTACTTTCGTA